GCAAGGCTATGGCCAGCAATACGGCTACAGCAACAATCACGGCTTTAACGCAAAGACCAACGGCATCCCATCTCAGCCCTTTGGCGCCATGCCCACATGGACCAACCCAGAGCTAGATGAGTCTTGGACTCCTGGTCCACCACCAGACACGCCACCAGACCATCTTGAGGATGACCATGAGCGCATTCAACTGGCACAGGCCAGACAGGAGTCAGAATAATGTTTGGCATTCCACTACCCTATATCGCCATTGCAATCTGCATTGCCTTGTTTGGCTCTTACCGAGGTGGGTATCACTTTGGCTGGGAAGACAGGGACAATGACATGAAGATTGCCATTGCCAAAAAGAATGATGAGGCCAGAGCCAAAGAGGCAGAGCTTGGCACTAAATTGATTGATCAAGAAACGAAACTCAGAAAGGCCCAAGATGATATTGTCAAGAAACAGTCTGCTATGCATGAGCTTGCTAGGACTGGCAGGTTGCGGCTCCCAACCCCAAGTTGTCCACAAACCAGTGCAAGTGCCACCATTGCCACTGGAAATCCACAACCCAGCGATCCCCCTCAAACCGAATCTGAGCGAGAAGTTATTGAAGCTCTTATCGACATCGCAGCCGATGGAGACAAAGCCATCAACAAGCTCAACGCCTGCGTCAGCGCCTACGAAGAAGTAAGGAGAATCGTCAATGGTCAATAGTCAGCAGCTGGCCGAACTGCACATTGGCCCAGAGTGGGTCGATGCGCTCAATGAGACATTCCAGCGCTTTGACATTTCAACGCCACTGCGCCAGGCTGCCTTTATCGGCCAGTGTGGCCATGAGTGCGGTAATTTCAAAATGCTTCAAGAGGGTCTGTCATATTCTGCTGCCGGACTGATGAAGACATGGCCCAAGCGCTTTGATGCTGAAAAAGCTCAAGCCTGCCAGAGAAATCCAAAGCTCATTGCCAATGTCGTTTACTCAAGTCGCATGGGCAACCGAGATGAGGCTTCTGGGGATGGGTATCGTTTCCGAGGAAGAGGCTGCATACAGCTGACTGGCTCCAGTTCTTATTTCCACGCTGGCAAGGCTTTGGGTGTTGACTTCTGGGCCAACCCTGACCTGGTGGCCACACCCCAGTATGCCGCGCTGACTGCCGGATGGTTCTGGGACACCCACAAGCTCAACCAGTATGCGGATACTCAAGACTATCGGACCATGACCAAAAAGATCAATGGCGGCTTTATTGGCCTAGACGACAGGATCAAGCACATCAACCATGCCCTGTCTGTCCTGACATAATTGCTCTATGGCCAATGTCAATCAACAACTCGAAGTCCCATCAATCCCAAGCCTTGGCTTTGCGCCAGAGGCTTATGAGAAGCGATACTTTGCTGAAAACAATAGTGCGCTGAACGGGTACTTCAGAAAACTGATCAGCACATTGGGCGCTTTGTTTGGACCAAGGGGCGGTAAGTTTTTGAACACACCCCATGGCGCATTTCACGACTCGACTGACCAAGTGGCTGCAAGCACCACAGTGGCCACTGTCGTGACGTTTAACACGACAGACATCTCCAACGGGGTCACGCTGTCAAACAGCTCAAGGCTCAATGTCGCAGACTCTGGTGTCTTTAACATCCAGTTTTCAATTCAACTTAAAAACACGACCAACGACAGCCATGATGTGGACATTTGGTTTCGCAAGAATGGCACAAACGTAGACAACTCAAACAGCAGATATCACCCCCCTGCAAGAAAAAGCACAGGTGATCCAAGCCACATGATTGCGGCTTTAAACTTCTTTATTGAATTGGATGCAGGCGACTACGTTGAAATCGTTTACAAGGTTGACAATGTAGGTGTGACTTTGGAGCATTTTGCTGCCAGCGCCAGCCCCACACGGCCAGCAGTGCCATCAGTGATTGCCACTGTGTCTTTTGTCTCAAACTTACCGACAATATAGCCATGTACATACCCATCAAATTACCCCCAGGCGTTTATCGCAATGGCACAGAGTACCAAGCCGCTGGCCGGTGGCATGATGCCAGCCTAGTGCGCTGGTACGAAAACACTTTGCGCCCAGTGCTGGGATGGCGTACTAGGTCAGCATCAGCAGTGACCGGTTCATGCAGGGCCATCATCACTTGGCGCGACAATGCTGCCGACAGATACATTGGCCTTGGCACGCACTCCAAACTGTTTGCGATGAACAATGTGGGAACACTCAAAGACATCACGCCAACGGGTTTCAGTGTGGGCTATGCCAGCGCACAAGTGACCACCGGTTACGGATACAACACCTATGGCAACTATGCCTATGGCGTGGCACGGCCAGACACTGGAGTGATTATTCCAGCCACGACTTGGAGCCTTGACACTTGGGGTCAGTATTTGGTGGCTTGCTCAAACTACGATGGCAAGATTTACGAGTGGCAGCTTGGGTTTGCTACACCAACCCTTGCAGCTGTGATCACCAACGCGCCAGTGAGTAACAAGGCCATCATGGTGACTGCTGAGAGGTTTTTGTTTGCACTTGGCGCTGGTGGTAATCCAAGGAAGGTGCAGTGGTGCGACCAAGAGGACAATACCCTTTGGACACCGGCAGGCAACAATCAGGCAGGCGACTATGAGCTGACCACGCCTGGCTCGCTCATGGCCGGCAAGCGGGTCAAGGGTGTTAACTTGATGTTTACAGATGTGGATGTCCACACTGCAAATTATGTTGGCGCGCCATTTGTCTATGGCTTTGAGAAGGCTGGAAGCGGCTGCGGCCTGATCTCGGCCCAGGCTGTGGCGGCCATCGACACTGCTGCCATTTGGATGAGTAGTTCTGGCTTTTGGATTTATGACGGCTACGTCAAGCCATTGCCTTGCGATGTCTCAGACTACATTTTTACAAACATCAACTATGGTCAAAAGTCCAAAGTTTATGCGGTCCACAATAGCGAGTTTGGCGAAATCTGGTGGTTTTATCCATCCAGCGCCAGCAACGAGAATGATTCGTATGTGACTTTTAACTATCGAGAAAACCATTGGTCCATAGGATTATTGGCTAGAACTGCCGGTGTCGATGCCGGAGTCTTCACATACCCTTTGATGGTGTCAACTACAGGCTACGTCTACGAGCATGAGGTGGGCTACAACTATGACGGAGGAACTCTGTTTGCTGAAAGTGGGCCAGTGCAACTGGGCAATGGCGACAACATCATGTCTGTCAAGCAAGTGGTCCCAGATGAGCAGACGCTAGGCGAGGCGGTGGTGTCGTTTAAAACCAGGCTTTACCCCACTGGTACGCAATCTACGTTTGGACCATTCGCGGCAGCCAACCCGACTAGCGTGAGGTTTTCTGGGCGCCAAGTCAACATGGTGGTGACTGGTGCGGTATTGGCCGACTGGCGGGTGGGCGTCTTTAGGCTCGATGCTGTCCCAGCCGGTAAGCGATGAGTGATCAAGAACATTTGGAGAGGCTACGCCACCATGTGGAGGCGGCATTAGAATACTCTGGAGGCACACATAATTTTGACGATGTCACTGAGATGGTCGAGGGTCACAGATTGCAGCTGTGGCCGGCCAAGGACTCGGTGGTATTGACAGAGATCATTGTCTACCCACGACTGAAGTGTTTGCATTACTTCTTGGCTGGTGGCGACCTAGATGAACTCTCAAGGATGAGACCATTGATCGAATCCTGGGGCAAATCAATTGGTTGCACCAGGGTGACTTTGGCAGGCCGAAGAGGCTGGGCAAAGACATTTTTGAAAGACGAAGGTTACAGCCCACAATGGTCTGTACTGGCAAAGGAACTTTAGGGGATACATATGGCAATTTCAGCAGCACTAAATTGGGCGCTCAATAACGGCATGACCCAAGCCGAATATGACAAAAGAATTTTTGATGCGGTACTTGCTGCCCAGCAGCCTGGCTCTACTACAACCAATGCCATGCTGCGATCTGAGATGGACCGGCTTGGTATATCTACAGAAGATGTGGCGCGTGCCACTGGCGTGACGACTCAGAGTGTCCAAGAGAAATACAATGTTGCACTGCCAAAAACAAATGCTGAACTGATTGCTGATGCTGCGGCTGATGCAGAGCTTGCAGACCGTACAGCACGCGACACGACAGCGTCAGCAGCCACTATTGCTGCGGCCCAGCAAGCGGCAACGACATCACAAGGTCTCTTGGGTGCTACTGATCAAACGGCTGCCACCGCTGCTGCGGCCACACTTGCTGCCCAGCAAAAGGCTGCGGCTGATGCCCAAGCAGTTATCAACGCAAGGACCGCGGCTGATGCCAAGGCGGCTGCGGATGCCAAAGCGATTGTGGATGCAAGAGCTGCTGAAACGGCAAGGCTCGCAGCATTAAACAAGACCACCACAACGACTCCAACTGGTTTAAATGCCCAGCTTGAAAAAGCATACAAGGATGGCGACATTGCCTTGCTCAATAGTCTGTTGGCACAGAATCAGGTGACATCAGCGCAAGCAAAGAATATGTTCAACCTGACAGATGCTGACTTGTCATGGATTCAGAACAATGCCGGTGGCAAGTTTTACACAGCACCAACAACACCAACGGCCACGCCTGGTGCGAACATGGGCATTGGCGGCTCATTTGCTAATTTTCAGTCCATCCCCATTGGCGCTCAATTTAACCCTGCTGTGACAGCTGGTGGTGCATCCCCATACTCTCAGATCATGGGCCAGATGAAGCCATTCCAAAACCCTTATCAAAATGTTGTGACCAACACGCCAATGGGTGGATATGACCCAGGGCTGTATGACAAGATTGAAGCGGCCAATGTTGCAAAAACAATTGCAACCCAAGAGGCAGACAGATTAGCGGCAGCGACACAAACAGGACTTGAGCAAAGCAGCACTGGTGGCATGGCCGGTGGCGGCATGGTCCATGGTGGCTTGATGTTTGGAATGAACCCGCCTGGTCCAGATGATGGTGCTGTCAATCTTGACATGGGCGAATATGTGGTCAAGAAGTCAGCAGTCAATAAGTATGGCCGTGGACTTCTGGACATGATCAATGAGGGCAAAGTGCCTGCCAAGAAAATGAAATCTTTACTGGGTTAAAGGAACGAATATGTCCAAAGGTGGAACAACTACATCAACAAGCTCGATTGATCCTCAAATCAAAGAAGCATTCTTGGCCAACTTTCAGCAGGCCCAAGGGGTCGCTGGCGCTTTGCCGACTCAGCAGTTTGCAGGGTACAACCCCATGTATCAGGCAGGCGAGGAGGCTCTGGTCAACACGGCCCTCGCTGGCCCAGGCATCACTGGCACTGACTTGGCCGCACAGATAGCGGCTTATGGCGGGGTGTATCAGCCCAGCCAGATCACAGCGCAGAAGACCAATCTGGGCCTTGGACAAGGTCCAGGCACTATTGGCTCTTACATGAATCCCTTTTCAGAGATGGTGCGCAAGAACGCATTGGCTGACCTTGAGTCATCACGCCAGACTGCCATCCAGCAGATGGGTGAGCGTGCCAACGCTGCCAAGGCTTTTGGTGGATCACGCCAAGGTGTGGCTGAGAGCTTGACCAATCTTGGCTTTGCCAAACAGGCCGGCAACCTTGGGGCAACATTAAACGAGCAAGCATTCAACCAGGCAATGGCCGCACAGCAGGCCGACATTGGCCGGATGTCAGCAGCCGACATTGCCAATCAGCAAGCAGGCTTGCAAGGTGCGCAATTGCGTACTGGTGCAGCTGGCCAACTTGGCAATCTTGCTGCACAGCAACAAGCATTGCGTCTTGGTGGCGCTCAAGCAGTTATGGGTGCTGGTGGTGCGCGTCAGGCTTTGGACCAGCAACAAATG